CCCTCCTTGATCGCGTCCGGATCGGCGCCGACGTGCGCGCTCTTGAGCATGATCACCGAGCCGTTGACCATCTCCCACCCGGTCGCCACGGTCTGGCGCTGGATCCACTCGGGCGCGAGGAGATCCTTCATGTACCGCCGGATCTCGTCGGCCTTCGTGTCGTCGCGCCCGCGGCTCGGCGACAGCGCCCACGTGATCGCGTTCGGGAACTCCACGGCGTACGCGGCGACCGCGGCGGCGGCCCACCAGGTCTTGCCGCCGCGGCGCCCGCCGGCCATCAGGGCGGAATAGACGCAGGACGGATCGGTGTCGATCTCGTCCGCCTCGAGATCGGTCGGCGGTGGTAGCGGCTCGTTGCGGCGGTGCTTGTGGACCGCGAGCCAGCCGGCGTACCAGCGCGTCGCCTCCTCCTGGCCGGGGTGGATCCGAACGACCACGCGGCTCTGCGCGGAGTCCGCGTCGCCCTCGTACTCGCGCATGCGCAGGTTCCACCGACCGCCGACCGCCAGCAAGATCTTGCCGTCGAGCTCGAAGTCGATCCGCATGTCGACGTACGAAGACCCGTCGACGTCCTCGCGCCGGCGGGTCTCGTCGCTATAGGAGGACTTTCTACCCATCGCGGCGGATCGGGATCACCTTGGCAGATCCCGCGGGCGGCGCGGCCTCGAGCTTGGCGCCCGCCTTGTTCCGCGCCTTCCGCTGATCCCGGTCGGCTCTGTCGGCGTCGATCTTCTTGCTCAGATCGTAGCGCGCGGCCTCGGGGTAGTGCTTGGCGGCGGCGGTCTGCAGCTTCGCCGCGCGCGCCATGCGTTGTTCCTGGGAGATGGTGCGATCTTTCATCACCTCCCACGCCATGATGGTCAGGGCCTGGTAGTTCCACTTCTGGATCGCGGCGGCGTCGGCCGGCGGCGGGCCGAGCGCGATGAGCGCCTTCGGAGGCTTCGAGCCTTGCTTCTCGGGAGCGCCGTCTCCGAAGTCGACCGGCGGGATCTCATCCAACAATGGATCGAGGCCGAAGCTCTCATCCGCCAGCGCCGCGCGCCGCGCCTTCTCCCTATTCGTGAGCCGAGACATCCGGCGATGATGCTTCCGGTGACCCCCACTCGGCAAGCCCCTCCGCATACGCCGCGACCCGCTTGAGGTCCGCGGGGGACAGAGCTTCGATGATCCGGTTGAGCCGCTGGAGGTCGCGAAGCGAGATCTGGCAGCTCAACCGCCAGAGCTTGCAGCGCTCGGCGTAGAGGTCGAGCGCCGGCTTCATCGACGCGTCCGCCTTGGCGTTCGCTGCCACCTGCATCTCGGTCATGCGAGCAACGTCTTCTTGCTCGCGGTCACCATGGCCATCGCGATCACCCGAACCGTGTCGCCGGGCCTGGCTGGCGCATCGGAGCCATCGAGCTCGTCGGCGGCTGCGAGCAACTCGACCCCGAATTGCCGGATGAACGAGATCATGATGCTGATCATAGGCCCTTGTTTCTTCGTGGCGAGCGTTTCTGGTTGGCGGTGTAGGCGCGCATCTCGGCGGAGAGCCGCTCGCGGCGTGCCTGGTTCTGGTAGTCCTCGCAGCGCTCGGCGTGCACGCGGCGGGCGAAATCCGTCTTGCTGGCCATCTCCAGCCGCGGCAGATCACTTCCGTCTCCTGTCCGCTGGCGAACCCGCACGACGCTGATCAGCTCAGGATCGGTGGCGACGAGCTGGCCTCCGATGTTCGCCATCAAGATAGTCCGGTGACACTCCTGACAAGTCGACTTAGCCATCCGGTGACCTCCGATCGCGCCAGCGTACTACGTCAGTGCGACCCGGAGCCAAATTCGTCGTCGTCATCCAGATCGATCGGCTCCTGCATCTCCGCCGTGGTGGCGGTCCGCGTTCCGGGCAAGATCTCGCCCGTGTCGGGCCGGATGGTGACGACCTCATTGGTCTTCGTCAGCCAGTCCTGAACCGCGACATCGACGCTGGCCTGGCGCGTCTCCGCCGTGTAGTGCGAGACGGCGATCCGGCGGTCGAGCGCGTCTGACTGCCCCTTGATCTCGCTCTTCACCGCCTTGAGCCGAGCCTTGAGCGCCTCCTTCTGCGACAGCAGCCTGCAGACCTCCGCTCGGGCCTCGGCTACCTCCTGATCGCCCTGCGCAACCGTCATCGTCTCGATCCGGTCCGACAGCTTGCGCACGTAGTGGGATGTTTTGTCTGACATGTGGTCTCCTGTGGTCAAATCAGCCCGCCGGCGACGGTTCGGTGGACGGGATCGTTGTAGTCGACGCCGCGCTCGCCGGCGTGAGCGTCGTCATCGGCTCGCGCGCGCGTCACATCCACGGTCAGGACGCCGACGCACGACGGATACGGGATCGGGTCGTGGGTCTCGCGATCGGTGAAGTCGTCGAACAGCCCGAGGAACGTGGTGTCCGGGCGTTGCTTCCTGGTCCGCCGCGGCATGTGCCACAGGATCCGACCGCGATCGCCGTTGCCGAGCGTGACGACCTCGCCGGGATCCCGGTCGGCCAGGGTCGTTGAGCAGTCGAACGCGGGGGCGCCGGCGGCCCACGTGGTCCCGATGCCATCGCACGCGGCGCAGCGAAGCCACGCGTGCGGAGCGGGAGCTGGGTGGATATAGCAGCCGCCGTGGCAGACCGGGCATTGGACGCGGACGGCGGTCAAACCAGCCGCCGGAACCGTTCGAGACCTCCAAGATTTGGAAATCTTCCGATGATGACCCTTGCGTGCAGAAGGCAGACCCGGATCGGCGGAACCGGTCCCCCGATCAGCTGCATCGTTGAGATCTCCCGGCATTCACCGGGCTGTGCGTCGTTGCCGTATCGCGTGAAATACTCACACCCCGCTAAGGTAAGCGCGCACGGAGCGCATAGGACGAGCGGCGCCTCCTTCGGACGCGGACCGCAGCGATCGCAGAAGTCAGGCATCGGCTTTCTTCCTCGCGCAGTCGGCATCGCGGTGGACCTTGCACATCCGGTAGCGCTTTCCGGTGAACGGGTTGATGCCCGGCTTGCGCTCGCACTGGCGGCAACGACCGCGTCGGCGCTGCGCTGCGCGCGCATCGGCGACCTTCTGTGCGTGGATCTGTTTCTTCGTTGGCTTCGTCATCGGTCGGCCCTCTCGACCTCCAGGATGATGTCATAGCCCTTGACTGTGACAGCGCACGAGCGGTCGGCATCAACAAGCGGCTGGCCTTCCTGTACGATCTCGACCTCACCGGAGGACGTCTCGATGATCAGGAAAGCCACGCGACGCGTCCAACCCAGATCGCTCTCGTACACCATCGTGAACCTGATGGAATTCACGTCACTCCCAGAAGCTCGGCGCACAGGGCGTCCACGTCGAGCCGGCGAAGCGCTATCCGGATCAGCTTCGATCGGCTGACATCGCGGATTCCTGACGCTCGCAGTTTCCGCAGCATCGCATCCAGCCGCGCCAGGTCGTCGGGGTACATCGAGATGCATGTCGTGATGAAGCCCAGCACCCTGGCATCGCGATCCTGCGCTGGCGCGCGGCGACGATCGGGAGCGTTTTTGATCTTCTCAGCTCTGGCGATCAGATCGATGGCCTCCCGCCTTGGGGCGACCACGCGATCGACCCGGTTGGTCACCGAGCCATGCTCAACGAACGCCGTGCACACCGCGCGGAAAGTCACATGCCCTCGATGTAGATGCCACGATCGACGCACAGCGCGTAGAACAGGCGAGACACCCTGCGGCGCCAGACCTCGAGATGTGCGTTGTAGCGTGGGGTTCCAGCGATCCTACGCGCCTCGATGTCGAGTAACTCGAGCTCGTCGGGGTACGGGTGGCGCTTACCCGGCGGCGCGGTCCGCGGAGCCTCCCAGTCGGCATCGCCCATCACGGCCCACGGGCGAGGGGCGTAGGAGCCCTCGATCACCAGCCCCTCCGCTTCTTGCGCGCCATGCGAAGACGACGGGCCGTGCGCTTCTTCGCGCCAGAGGCCCATCGGAAGTACCGAAGGTTGGCCGCGGCGTGATGGGTCGCTGCCTTTATGCGAACATCGGGCGATGCCTCGCTGAGGCCAAGGCGATCGATGACCGCGCTCCATTCTTCGGGTCGCTTCATCGGAGCAACCCCTTTCCGCTGCCGACCTCCTCGGATCGCTCGCGGTACGTAATAGCGACCGCCAACGCTGACCACACGTCTCCGGTTACGCCGTGGAGCGGGCCCTTCTCCTTGGCATTTCCGATCGCGGCCCGCTTCCCGCCGTACTTCTCGATCAGCGCGGCGCGGACGTTCGAGTCGGTCGCCTTGTTCGAGTGGCATAGGTGGGCGCGGACGGTGGAGCGGAACACGCGATCGGTCCGTTTCCCCCAGCGCTCGATGAAACGGCCGATCCACACGCACGTCTGGAACACCTCGGCGCCCACCGGCATCCCGTAGCCCGCCACCATCTCGATGACGAGGACGCACAGGCTGTCGCATCCGAGGATGGTCATGAAGTCGAGCTCGCGCAACATCTCGGCATTCGGAAGCTTGCGGAAGCGAACGAGCTCGCGGCCGGACATCGCCACGTACGCGCTCTCCGTGGTACCGGGGTCGATGGCGACGAGGGTGATCATCCGATCCCCGTTGCCATGACTATCAAGTCGACGACCGGAATCCCGGTCAGGTCTTCACGCGCGGCAAGTGCCATGATCGCATCACGTCCACCACCCAGCTCTTGCTCCGGAAAGCCGGAGCCGGAGCCGGAGCCGGAGCCGGAGCCGGAGCCGGAGCCGGAGCCGGAGCCGTCGCCGTAGCCGGAGCCGTGGCCGTAGCCGAAGCCGTCGCCGTCGCCGGAGCCGTAGCCGATGCCGTCGCCGTAGCCGCACGCGTAGCCGAACCCGTCCCCGGCGCCGGAGCCCTGGCCGCATC